TATGCTCCTCCATCTAATTCAATGGCTGGTCCTACAGATGATTTGCCTGATTTTGACCTTGAGGACTACACGCCTACTTCTGCTGAACTAAATGCTCAAATGAAGGACCTTGGCCTGACTGCTGCTGTTATAGATAGAACAAAACAAGGCGAGCCGGGAGAATTTGGATACAGATCAAAAGAGGGTGCCACTGATCTTGATGTTGATGCAGATTTTATGATGAACTACGACTCTACTGATAATATCAGTAATGTTCAGGCAGATACGCAAGGCTATTACGGAAAATATGGTGCCCCAAAGGGCAATGTCGGTATCACCAGTCCAAATGCTGTTGTTGGTTTGAATACAGAGGACATACAAAGTCTACTTGACTCTGAGGACGAAAATTCACTGTATAATGATGCCCAATTAGAAAGTTTTGTTCCTTCTACTACTTCTTCTACTACGAACCTATCGTACAACCCTAATACTCAAGCGAAAGATGCTGAGGCTAGAGCAATAGCCCAACGCGCCAAAGGTACTTTGCAATCATTGAACTCCCAAGTCGTATCGAAAAGCGTGACCCCACCACAGGACATCAATGTTCCTGTTTCGCAGCAAGTTACTGTGAATAAAACCCCTGAAGTGAATAAGGAACAGCTAAATGCTACAATAGCAGCGGTAATGGCAAAAAATCCAAATATGTCAAGAGCGCAGATTATGAGCAACATAAATCACCCAATGAACACAGACGGTAAATGGGGTCGTATGAGGCCAGACGGCACAGTGGTATCTGCCTCTACTGACTCAAAAGACGGTGGCGGAGTTGATGTTGCTGGCGCTGGCTTTGCTAGAAGTGGTGGTCGTGCGGCTGATGTAAACCGAGATGGTTTTGTTTCAGCGCAAGAAGCAGTGAATGTCGGTGGTTTGCAAGGAAACTTTGCTTCTAGTATCTCTAATTCAATAGGCGCTACGCCCTACGGTTCTGGCATAGCTCCTACTGGTCTTGCTAAGGGCTTCATGAATTATACTCCTCATGGGGGATTGTATGGAGGAATTAGGGATACTGTGCGAGGCAAAACACGAGAAGAGATAGCGGCGGAAAATAACTACAAAGCGGCTGGTCCGGGCTATACAATGGGTGGGAATACAGGAGTCCAAGGTGAACAAGATAACGGTCTAGGCTTTGACGGTGGAGGCAATCCTGACGGAGAGGCCCCTGAAATAAATGTATGCGATGAAGGTTATGCTTTTGATTCAGTTGCGGGTATGTGTATGCCCGTTGAAGAGGACGTACCAGAAGTTCCAGCGGTTCCTCCTATTCCTCCTATTCGTCCTATTGAGCCTGTAAGACCTGTAAGACCTGTGAGACCTGTGAGGCCTACAGAACCATTGACTCCCGGCTTAAACATTCGTCCTGTTACGTTTAATCAAGGTGGTTTCGTAACTCCAAACATTGATCAGTTTTTTAATAGAATGAGATAAACGGATGAATGATCTTAGCGACTTTTCCAAGTTTCTAACGGACGAGGAGTTAGCTAAGGTTGCTCCTATGTTGGAACGTTTAAAGACGTTGGACAACAGAACGGAGAAGCAAGACAACTTTATGAACTTCGTGAAGCATGTTTGGCCTCAGTTTATTGAGGGCAGGCACCATAAGATTTACGCTCAGAAATTGCAGGATGTTGCTGATGGCAAGTTAAAGCGTTTAATTATTAACATGCCTCCGCGTCATACGAAGTCAGAGTTTGCGTCTTACTTGTTTCCAACTTGGCTTATGGGTAGGCGTCCTGATTTAAAGATTATTCAAGCGACGCACACGGCTGAACTTGCTGTTGGTTTTGGTCGAAAGATTAAGAACTTAATCGAAAGCGAAGATTTCAAAGATATATTTCCAGAAGTTAATTTGGCTACAGATGCTAAGGCAAGCGGTAGGTGGAGTACGAACGGCGGTGGTGAATACTATGCTGTTGGTGTTGGTGGCGCTTTGGCTGGTCGTGGTGCGGATTTGGCTATCATTGATGACCCTGTTTCAGAGCAAGATGCGTTAAGTGTTACTGCTTTAGACGGCATTTACGAGTGGTATACATCTGGTCCAAGGCAGCGTTTACAGCCCGGTGGTGCAATTATTATTGTTATGACGCGCTGGAGTATTCGTGACTTGACCGCAAAGGTTTTGTCTAAGCAAAGTGAGAAAGGCGCTGATCAGTGGGAGATTGTTGAGTTTCCAGCGATCATGCCGTCTGGTGATCCTTTGTGGCCTGAGTATTGGAGCTTAAATGAGCTTGAAGGCGTTAAGGCGTCTATTCCTGTTGGCAAGTGGAATGCTCAGTACATGCAGAACCCTACTGCTGAAGAGGGTGCAATTATCAAGCGTGAATGGTGGAACATGTGGGAGAAAGAAGAGCCTCCTGTATGTAGCTATGTGATTCAAAGTTACGACACTGCTTTTAGTAAGAGTGATCGTGCTGACTATAGTGCTATTACGACTTGGGGTATATTTCACAACGATGAAACGCAAGAAGATCATATTATTCTTTTAGACGCTGAAAGAGGGCGATGGGAGTTTCCAGAGTTAAAGGAAGAAGCGTTAAATTCTTATAAATTGTACGAACCTGACATGGTTTTGGTTGAGCAAAAGGCGAGTGGTATGCCGTTGACGCAAGAGTTGCGCAGGATGGGCATTCCAGTGACACCATTTACTCCGAGCCGTGGTGCTGATAAGTTTACTCGTATGCACGCCTGTGCGCCTGTGTTTGAAAGTGGTATGGTGTGGGCACCTGAGACTAATTTCTCAGATGAAGTCATGGAAGAATGTGCGGCATTTCCCAATGGTGAACATGATGACTTGGCGGATTCGATGACTCAGGCTATACTGCGTTTTAGACAGGGTGGTTTTATTACCACTCCGAGTGATTATGATGATGAAGATGAGGCTGCTTTCATGCGGCGTAAACGCGAATACTATTAGGAGATCGACATGGCTGGTGAAGCGGCAATTTTAAAGGCAATCATTAATTCTATGGGCGAATCTGGAAAAACTATTTCAGACGCTGATCGGCAACGCGCAATGGATCGTGCGGCAGCACTTGAGGCCAGCGAAAGAGAGTTTTTAGGTGAATCTGAAAAAACTATTTCAGATGCTGATGCCGCAATGATTAGAATGTTGCTAGGAAAGGGGTCTGCTCCATCAAGATCTATGCGCCCACGAGCGCGTCCTTTTCAGGACGGCGGCGCTGTTCGTAAAAAGAAACCCAAAATGGGGTGTGTCATGAAGGGTCGCGGCGGAAGTTATAAGGGAAGAAAATAATGCCTGATGCGAGGAAAAAAAATAAATTAAAAAAATCAAGAACTGGTGGTCAGTTTTTTCAGTCTGAAAGGCAAGCTGAAAAAAGAATGAATGTTGAGTCTGGCAGGACTGAATTAGAGAAAAAAATTGAAAAAATGCTTACAGAAAAAATGATTTCTGGGGAAATTTCCCCTGAAGAATCTGGTCGTCTAAAAGCAAAAATTTTCGCAGATTCAGTAGAAGATGCTGTTAACAGAAGCACAGCGAAATACATTCACGGTGGTGCCGTCATGAAAGGTCGTGGCGGAAAATTTAAAGGAACAAACTGATGCCAAATATGCCAAAAAAATACAAAGGTTTTTCAAAGTTGCCTGAAGAAGTGCAGCAAAGAATGGACCCTGAAGCGGCTATGAAATACATGGAAGGCGGCGCTGTTAAGAAATACGAGGGCGGCGGTCGTGTTGGGAAAGACGGTAATGTCGAGAAAGACGGCGTTATGTATGAGCATGATCCAGAGCCTCAAAAGGCTTCTATGAAAGGTGGCACAGGTTCTGGTCACTCTCGTGGTGGTGGCGCAGCACTTAGCGGAACCAGATTTTCTGGAGTGAAGTAAATGGCTAAAATCGTTATTAACATAGATATGGACGAACTTTCGTCTGGCATTAACCAAGTTGTTGATGACGATATGTATGAAGGTGATATGGAAGAGGAGTTTACTTGTCCTCTTTCAACTCAAGATTCTAAAATCAACGATGAGAATCGTGAGGCTGCGGTTCAAGATCAAGATTATGGAGCGGCTGAAGGTGACAAGAATGTGTGTGGCACATGTGCTCATTATGACATTCGAGCCTCTGTTCTGGATTGCATTGATAATGGAATAGGAATGAAAAAAAATGTTCCTGTAGGCTACTGCACAGAATTAGATTTTACATGTATGGCAGATAACGTTTGCAACTTGTGGAAAAAAGGTGGCCCTATCACGGACTTTGATAATATTAACACTCTTGAGCCAATTGAGGGTAACGAGAGGGACATTTTCTAATGGCTATTGAGCGCGACATAGGTGCTGGTGGAGTTCCAGATGAGGTTTTGGTTGAAGATACTAATTTGACTGAAGAAATTTCTGAACTTTTAGAAACTCCGGGGATTACGGAATTTGATGATGGAAGCGCTATCGTTGGCGAATATGAAGAAGAAGGTGAGCCTGTAGAGGACGTTCCGTTTGACGGAAACTTGGCTGATGTTATTGACGAAGGTGAGCTTTCTTCTATTTCGTTTGACCTTGTGGGTTCGATAGAAGACGACTTTTCTGCTAGGCAGGACTGGGAAGATACCTACAAGAAGGGACTAGAGTTCCTTGGCATGAAGACTGAAGACCGCACTGAGCCTTTCGAGGGTTCATCTGGCGTTATTCACCCTCTTCTTGCAGAGAGTGTGACTCAGTTTCAGGCACAGGCTTATCGTGAGTTACTTCCTGCAACTGGCCCTGTTCGCACAGCCGTTGTGGGTGCGCAAAATGAAATGCTTGTTAAGCAATCTGAACGCGTCAAAGATTACATGAACTATATGATTACATATGAAATGGAAGAGTATGATCCTGAGTTGGATCAGATGCTATTCTATTTGCCTGTGATTGGATCAACATTTAAGAAAGTTTACTTTGACCCGCTTAAAGGGCGTGCGGTCAGTAAGTTTATCCACGCTGAAGACGTAATTGTGCCTTACGGCTCTACTGACCTTGTGTCTGCTCCACGTATTACACATCGTATTAGCATGGACTCTAATGATATTCGCAAGCTACAGCTTGTAGGTTTTTATAAAGACATAGATCTTCCTACGGCTTCTAACTACGATGATGCGTCTATGGGAGAAGTTGAAGAGTCAATTGACGACATTCAAGGTGTTCATCCGTCTGGACCTTCTGAGGAAATAACTCTTTATGAAGTCCATACGTCCTTAGACATTGAAGGTTTTGAGGACATGGGTGAGGATGGAGAGCCTACAGGCTTACGTCTTCCTTACATTGTCACAATTATTGCTGACTCTGGTGATGTTTTATCCGTCCGTAGAAGCTACGAAGAAGCTGACCCAATGAAACGTGCGAAGCAATATTTCGTGCATTATAAGTTTCTTCCGGGTCTTGGCTTCTATGGCCTTGGCTTAACACACATGATTGGTGGCCTAGCCCAAGCGTCTACTTCTATCTTGCGTCAATTAATTGATGCAGGAACGCTCTCCAACCTACCAGCAGGCTTTAAGGCCCGTGGCGCTCGTATTCGTGACGAAGATTCTCCCCTTCAACCGGGCGAGTTCCGCGACATTGATGTGGTTGGAGGCACCCTGCAAGGCTCTTTGTTGCCCCTCCCCTTCAAGGAGCCTTCAGGGACGCTCTACAACCTTCTAGGCACACTTGTAGATGCTGGTCGTAGGTTCGCGTCTATGGCTGACATGAAGGTTGGTGAGATGAGTGGTGAGACCCCCGTTGGCACCACGATGGCTATTATGGAGCGTGGGACAAAGGTTATGTCTGCGATTCACAAGCGTTTGCATTATTCTCAAAAGATTGAGTTTAAGTTGCTTTCAAGAATATTTGCTGAAACTATTCAGTCTTATCCATATCAAGCAGATATGCAGATGGGTCCGGAAGTTTTTGTACAAGATTTTGATGCGCGTATTGATGTTCTTCCTGTTTCTGATCCAAACATCTTTTCTATGTCGCAGCGTATTGCTTTGGCTCAAACTGAATTGCAAATGGTTCAGTCAAATCCAGATATACACGGTGGACCACAGGGTCTGTATCAAGCATATCGTAAAATGTATGAAGCTCTTGGCGTAAATAACATTGATGGCATTTTGCCGCCACCACCACCGCCACCTCCTCCTGTTAATCCATCAAAGGAAAATCAGAATGCTCTTATGGGCGCTCCTTTGCAAGCATTCCCGCTACAATACCACGAGGCTCACATAGAGGCTCATATGGCGGTTATGTCCACTCCAGCGATGCAACTTAATACGAATGCTATCATGGCTCTACAGGGCCACATACAGGAGCATATAGGTCTGCTTGCAGAGGCGCAGGCTCAACAAGAAGTTATGAGCCAGATTCCTCCAGAGCAAATGCAGATGATGCAACAGCAAGCAATGATGCAACCACCTCCACCACCGGGCCAGCCTCCTATGGATCCACAGCAGCAAATGATGCAGCAAATGCAGCCTCAGATTGATGATAAAGCGGCTCAGATTATTGCTGACTTAACCGAGGAGCTTGCTCAAGCAATGACTCCAGAGGAGCAAGGTGATCCTCTAGTCGATATAAGGAACCAAGAGCTTCAATTGAAGGCCGCAGATATGCAGCGCAAGCAAGAAGAGTTTGATGCGAAGCAGGCATTCAACGAAGAAAAAGAACGCAATGACGTATTAATTGCACAACAACGTGTTGATGTATCTGAGTCTGCATTAGCGGATAAAACTAGAATTGCTGAAGATAGAATACAAACACAACGCGACATTGCCTCTTTGAACGCAATGAATAAAGGATAGCACTATGACTTCAACTGTTAGAGCAAAAATGGCAGCGCAGGAAAAAGAAAAAAAGGTAGCTCAACGGCTATCTGAAAATCCTGTGGAAATGGTAAGAGCGCGTAATAAGGATGGACACTTTGTCAAAGATGACCCAAGCACGCCAGAAAACGAAGCGTGGGTTGAAAAGCCGAAAGCCAAGAAAAAGCCAGCCGCAAAGAAAAAAGCAGCCAGCAAAAAGTCTAAGTAGGTTTAGTAAAGCGGCAAGACCCCAGAAGTTCCAAGGAATCTTCTGACTTTCTGGTATTTTTACTTGTGCTTCCCGTACATTAGCATACTATATGCGGTATGGACGCACTAAATCTTGCAGAATATTTATACAAAAACATACGTGAGCGCGATGTGCGCCTTAAAGACAAGCTCGCGGATGGTTCGATACAGACCTTTGAGGAGT